ATCATCAGCAGGTACAAATTTTGAAACGGCTCTGCCAAGAAGCTCATCGTAATAAACTTTCTTGAAAGCAGAGCCACTAAGAGGGAGATAAAAAAGCATTTGATCGAACTCGGGTTCATACTCTTTCATCACATCCATGAGCTGATAGTTCATGAATTCTTTAACTCGATTTGATTGGTCTTCTCTCGCTCTGTCTGCTAATCCAATTATTTGAGTATGGACTGGACCAGTAGCGGGTAATAATTCTTTATATGCTTGTGCTTGAAATTGTGTGACTGCTTCAGCCAACACTGGATGTGTTGCACCTGAAGCTCCTTGAAATGGTTGGGTTGGATTTTCATATTTAAATCCTAAAAGATCTAAACCTTTTGTATAAGAATCTTCCCACTCTTTTCGAGAAGATTTATATTGATCAAAGTTTCCTACTAATTCTGATCCTAATTTTCCTAAGACTTCGTCTGGTAATAATTCTGCTAAATTGTCAAAATGGCCTTCTCCACCAGGTCTATTAACTGCTTCTGGATCAAAATTAATTGTTGCACCCCCATCTTCTTCTTGAGTAACCTCTATGTCCTCAGGTCCAACTTGTTCATTGATGGTTTCTTCTTGTGCTACTTGAATTTCTTCTTCGCCAGGTGTTTTAATTTCAGTCTCTACGTTTGGTAGGGCCTTGTCTATGTCTGCCATTTATATTCTCCGAGTTCTCTATTGTTTTAACTTGTTTTATGGGAACATTCAACCCTTGTGGGTTGGGTCCTTTTAAAGGGGGTATTGCCTTCCATTTTACATGTGGCATATTTATCACAAGATTTTTATTTTTAACCGTCATCAAATAACCCTCTTCCTGATCTATAATTATCAAACATTTCGTATCCACTAATTCCCATTGATAATGCTAGACCCGGTAGTCCAAATCTACGCGACACTGTTTTTAATACACCAGGACTAATTCCCAGTCTCATAATTTTAGCTACTGTAGGACTTAAACCTTTTGTTGCAAATTTGGTAACAGGATCAGCAAAAGCTGCACCTGCATAATTCCATGGGTTAGTTGCAATCTCAACAGGAGAATCTCCAGCTGCAATCTGTTCACCAAGGTGGAATGGTTCATATGCCAACATTCCTGCAGGAGTTCCTAATGTAGCTAAACCTCTTCCTAAAGTTTTTAGACCAGTCTTAGTATAACCTGATGGTTTTTTTCCAAACCTTGTTGATGTAGCAGCTTCAATAGTTGATGGCGCGACTGTTGCTGTTCCTGCTACTGCTGCTCCTCCTAATACTGGAAGTTGCCAATCTAAAATTTCTGGACGCTCTCCTGGAGCTTCGTCAACCGGACGTGTTATCATATCGATTAACATATTCTTCTGTTGATCTTCATTAGATAAATATGTTGTTGGATCGTCGTTCATGAATTCTTTAACAAGACCTGCTGTTGCTGCACCTGCTGCAGCTAGTGCACCAAACTTACCACCACGTTTTGCAAAGTTTAAAAATCCTGTTGCTGCGTTTTTAAGCTTAGAATCAATGCCTTTAGTTTTATTTACATCTTCAGAAAATTTAATTGGATCTTTATCAAGAGCTTCTGCAACTTCATCAACACAACTCGTACCACTAGCAAAACCTATTCTTCCACCTTTGTTTCTAAAAGGGTTACAGATTTGTCCGCCTTTTCGTGCATCTTCTAACGCTAAATTTATAAAATTAGATATTTTAGGTTGATCTAAAGTGGTTAAACTTTTTATCCTTTTAAAAAATTTTGAAGTGCCTTCTTTTCCAAAAACTTCCTTAACATCTTCAACCAAACGAGGATCTTTTATGGCGGCCGTCTCTTTAATTCTTTGTCCTAAACCTAAATTTGCTTTTAAAGATTTTGTAATATCATATTTAGGATCCAAAAGATCTTTAGCACCATAATCTAATACCTTAATTTTACCTGTAGGGTCCATAGTAAAATCACCGGCTAATTTACCCAATAAAGTTTGATTAATATTTTTTAATCTATCAACTCTTCCTAAATTAATATCAACATCCTTTCCTGCCATAATATTTTTCTGATATATATTTAATTTTTGGTCTAAATATTTTTTAAATTGATTAACATCTCCTGCAATAGGGTTAGTTCTAATAGCTCCTGCAACATCACCTGATCTTTCTAAAGCTTTAAGAGAAATAGGGTGGTCAAATTGAAAAGGCGCGTCTCTTAACGAAGCAGACGTTCTTAAATTAAATTCATCCACAATTTTTCTCTTTATTTTTTCAAAATCTTTTAATTTATTAAGTGATTTTTTAAGAAGCCTTGGTTTATCTTTATAATACTCTTCAACAGTTTTTTGAAAACTACGATGAATTCTGTCAGGATAAAGTCTATACAGAGTGCTCGCTCCCAATCTTAGAGCAGCTGGATCAATACCTTGTATAGCCGTAAACCGTGTTTCAGGTATTTTCTCCCCTCTTCCCATAGCCATTGCTCTTGAAATAATATTTACATGGGTTCTTTCAACTCCATCACTAATTTGTTTTGTAGTTAAATTTTTATCTACTAACTTTCTGATTCCTGAAATAAGTTCATCTCTAGTTTCGATATTAGGATTTTTACTTATAAATTGTGCAATAGGTTTAACTAAAGGATTTCCTAAAGTAATTTCTCCTCTCGCTGCTTTTTCAATTGCAGATGCAGTTCCTTTAGTTAGTTGTTGTGCAACTCTATCTGTTTTTAAAGTTGCTATTTCTCCATGATCTTTTTTAGGAATTAAATTTTTAACATTTATATCTTCAAAAAAATCTATATGGGCTGTATTTCTAAAATTTCCTTTTTTACCTTTTAAAAAATACTCAGATAAATCCCTCCAGATTCTTGCTTGGTTTTTTTCCCAGTTTGGTCTAATTTTTCTCCCCTTTTGTATAGGTTCATTTTTATACGCAGGAATATCCATAACAGCGTCAACAACTGAAGTTCCTGGTTTTGTATTAATTACATAATCATTAAGATATTTAATAAAATTTTTATATCTAGGTAAACTTGCTATAGGAAGCTGATTTGGCATTGCATAGGTTTTACCCTTATATGCAAAAGTTCTCTCAGCCCCTCTCTTAGCTGCGGTAGCCTCAGCTCTTTGCTTATTACTAATATCTTGAGAATATTTTAATTTCTCCCTTTCACTTTTTTTTACCCACTCTTCATAAGGAACGTTATATTTTTTAGCAGCCAAGTATGGCTTAGATGTTTTTTTTAATTTTGGCTGAAGTTCTTTTTGATAAGCTAAGGCTGCTGCTTTAGCTTTAGCGCTAGTTCCATAATCGATTATAGAAAAAGATTTATAAATATAATTCGGCCATTCTTCATTCCCATAGCGAAAAGCCCAACTGTTTCTTTCTGGTGAAATCCTTCCTAATAAGTCTCCTATCTGATAACCCATTAGACCTCCAGGATCTTAGCTAGTCCGCCATGTTTAAATTCTGGAATGTCATCAGGATTGAATCTTGGATCATCAGTTCTAAATCCAGCTCTGTCTTTTGTGAAACGAACGTTGTCGACGAATGCATCTATAATTTCTACACGAGAGTCCAATGGAACTCTTCTTGCAATCTCATCACCAAAATATTTTTTAACTAAAACTAATGGATCACCTAAAGCACCACCGCCGCCCTCCATAATATATTTATAATCTGTTTCACTGATAACAGATTCTAAAGTTCCACCTTTTCCAGGAGGAAGTAAGTCTGTTTCTTTTTTTAACATGTTATATAAAAATTCTCTTGCGGCCGCTCTTTTCTTTGGTACATCAACTGAAGAAGTAACCCCAGCATTCTTATAAATATCATCTACATAAGCAGTAACAAATTCTGTACCTGCTCTATTTCTTGTCATAGTTTCTAAAGCATCGATTTCATTTGTTCCTCTAGGTTTATAGATGTTTTCATATTCTTTCATTGCATCATCTAGTTTTGATGAAGTTCCTTTAATTTTATTCATTTGACTTTCAATACGACCCATTAATGGTAAAGTTGTGTCTCTTGGATCAACACCTTTCGCCCCTGTCATGTCAAAAAACTCATCAAGCGATATATTTTTACCTTTTTGAGGGCCTTCAGCTATTTCCATAGAAAAGCCTTCTTTGGGTGTTCTTAAAGAACCTAAACCTTCTTGTGTTAAGTTCCTGGTCCCTGTTCCCATATCAATGATGTTTGGAATTTGTTTAGGGTTAAAGACTTCGTCAATCTTTAACATGTTGGTATATAATTGACCGGCTTGAATATCGTTCAACTTATCTGCTGTTAAAAAGCCCATTGAACTTTTTAATTCGTCTAAAACTTTATTTTTACCTAGAACACCGATTGCCTCAATATTGATATCTGAATCTAAGAATGCTTCTGTATTTTTACCTTTACCTAAAAAGTTAATATTGGTTCGGGAACCAAGGACATCGGCTACATTGCCTCCTAGTTTGGAGTACAATTTGAGAATGTTGTCTACTAATATCTTTTTAGCCATAATACTTTACCTGTCCTCTTACAATAGGTTCGTCTTTGTAGTCTTCCGGATGTCGAATCAAGCCCCCCTGTCTAATTCGCATAATGGCCTGTGTCGTACTGTCCACATAGTCATCATGTTCGCCAAATGGGAAAGATGCGCACTCTTCCACAACTTCTTGCGAAAAGTGCTCGTGCATCGGAGCCCATATTTTGCCACTTTCAAAAAGCGGGGCTACGGAATTTACTCTTGTGTGTTTATCATTTCCTTTTGAAGGAGTAAAGTTAATTACTGGGATGTCCATCTGTCTCAATTCATGAGTCAGAGGCAGTCCTGACGCTTTGGCCTCGATTATAACCATGTCCGGCCTCCAATCCAAATATTCTTCATAAGCAACTCTCCTCAGCTCTGGAAACTCGTATCGATCTTTAAAGGCATTTAATAATATTATATTTTGTCCATCTGCCTCAGTCGTAAAGACCCCCCACGTAGTTATAGCACTAAAGTCAGCACTTGTTTTTTTAGTAAATGCGGTATCATAAGATTGGACGATATAATCTAATTTAGGTGGATATTTGCCTGTCCAATCGCGCCACCATTCCCTTTTTAAAATAGCGCCTTCTTCAGCAGTCGGTTGCTGCATATATTGGGCCAGCCAGTTACTGACTGGAATAGATGCTTTAGTCTTAAGTAATTCTTGCGCGCTCCAGTATTCCGGCCACACGGGTTTTCCATCTGGCAATAACGCAGGAAGTTCTACAACTTCCCACTGATCGGAGCCTTCTTCTGATTGAGCTTTTAATAATTGACCGGTTATGTCTTTAGTAGACCACCTAGTCATAACAATTACAATTGAACCACCTGGCTGAAGTCTTTGACGTGGACCAGCTGTATACCAAGTCATTGCCTTCTCAAAAGCTTTCCCGTCCGCACGAAAATCTTGTTCTTTGTGAGGATCATCAATTATTAATAAATCCGCACCCCTTCCAGTGATAGCTCCGCCAACACCAGCCGCAAAATACTCTCCGCCTTGTTCGGTT